CGCCGCTTCCAGCGATGATTTCAATTGCACGGGCGAGAGCATCTTTAAACTCCATATTCTCTTTGATACTAATAATGTTTACTGCATTGCCACCCTTACCGCAGGTATGACAAAAGTATAAATTCTCCTGCGTATTTATTACTGCACTTCTTCTACTGTCGCTATGCAATACACACCTTACAGAGCAAGCCCTACCTTCTCTTACTTCACCGCCATAGTGAGCAACTATTATTCCAATGGGTATTGTGTTCGCATCGGTTCTGCCATTGCGAAGGCTAGGCTTCCTACTCCTGGACCAGTCTGATGCTGACATCCACAATCCTCCTTACATTTCTTGTGCATAGTAATAGCACGCTTGAACTGACCAGTTCTATTCAGCTCACCGCCCGACCTACATAGATCGCAGATCATTCCTCCTCCTTTACCTCTTCCTCTACTACTACCTCTATTACTGGTTGTAGTATTTCTGTTGTAGTGATTATACCTTCTGGTGTTGGTGTCATTTCTTCTCCTCTAGCCATTGTGTTAAGTCTTGGATTACCCAAGCCTTTTCTATTCCTGCGTTTCTTCTTTTGAATAATACATAAGATAAAGGCTGATTAACGCCACGATGCTTAGCGTAATTAACAGCTTCTGTTTGCGCTTCATCCCAAAACTCCTTCAAATTTAACTTCTTAGTGTTCTTTAATTCAAAGATGTAGGTCTCACCGGCAACTATAACTACTAGATCACCCTCATCCTCTGCTCCTGATAAGCGCAAGCGTTCAGCTACTGCGCCCATCTTTCTAAACCATTTCATTACATCTACTTCAAACTGTGAACCCTTTTGTTTATTGTACTTGGCTGACATTTAGTAGGCTATCCCTTCTATACATCCGACCATACTCATCTGCATCACTGATCTGACAGACAGAATAGTTTACAAATAAAGTAGCAAAGTCTGAACCATCTGCTGTATGTGGACCAAACCTATTCTTAACTGGTGCCACCTTTAAAGTTCCATCTAAAGGATCAAAGCCAAGAGTAAGTATTAATGCTGGTAGTTGAGATACCTTGCCGTGAATAGCCCTGCGATGAGGTGGGAAGTTAGTCTTACCATACTCAGTCTGCTCGCTGACGTGGTGTAGAACCATCACACAAGCCTCAGTCTTGCGAGCCATATCGTGGAAGTCCACCATAATAGCTCGTAATCCTGCCCACTCATTATCAGATTCAGCAACCACATTCATTAAGTTATCAACAACAATCAACTCTGGTGGAACACCATAGAGTTCAACATAAGCCTTGATTTCTAACTCAATATCATCTAGTGATGGTGATGAGTCAAAGACAAACTGTATATTGGACATACTCTCTAGGTGCTTGTCGTAGTAATGACGGTTACTAGTTAAGTTACCTTCCACCAGTAGCTGACTGTGTCCTGATAGGTGAGAGGCTGCTCTCATCATCACTGTTGCTATGTCGGTATCGGCTGAGAAAAATAAAGTTGGAACTTTTGCTTTAACTGCATAGATAAGAGCAAACATACTCTTACCAGCATTAGGTGCGGCGGCAACCATACATACCTGACCTCTACGAAACTTGATCTGCTTTGAAGCAAGATCTTTCCATACGTCAGGTAATGGTGTTGCATTGGTATTGCTACCACGCCACGCTCTATTTAAGTTAAGCAACGTGTTCCCCTCTAGGAAGAGTTATTCCTCTTATCTGTCTAATTCTTTTTCTTTTAGATGCGGTGATGCCGCCCCAAGTTCCGAACCGTTCTTTATTGATTCCCCATTCTGCACACTCTGCAAGGTGGGGACAAATCTTGCAAACGTTTATAGCCTGTTGAGTGTGGACTCTATCTCCATCCTCTATTTCAGGAAAGAAAAACTCCACACCCACTTCGGCACAAGCTGGGTTCTCATAGTTCCAGGGAACCCGCATCGCCTATCTAATCCAGACAGTTTCGCATTTGTCTATTGCACCTTTAGGTGCAGCACACATCCAGCCTTTCCAAGGACCCTTTTGTCCTACGCCTGAACGAAATGCCATTTTGCCGTGCTTACAATCAGGAGCAGCAGCATCTGTAGTTGTAGCAGTAGCACCTAGTGCTTGCTTAGCATAGGCAACTGCACCACCTGATGATTGTGCATTGACACCAAGTGCTGTGCCAGTTGATGCTACTAGTGTAGCTACGTCAGCGATTGAAGTTAGAGATGCCTCTAGTTCAACCTGATTAATTGCATAAATATTTACTAGAGTTCCATCACCTAACTTGTAGTTGATTTGGAACTTTGTGCTTTCCGGTGCAGCCATTTATTTACCTCCAGTATGTTTGACAGATAACCGTATTGATTCCTGTCCTTGTTTCTTTGGTACAAAACCGAGAAGTTTCTCAACCTCTTCGGTATCTACTGATTCTCTACCACTAATTGTGCTCCACAAAATAGATACACCACTATTAGTATTACCAGTAAATCCTTCTAACGCAGCTTTTAATGACTCGCGTTCGTTAGTCAGTTCCTTTATCTTTACATCTAATTGTAAATACTTCAAGGCCGATGTGTCTACCTCAGGATTATCTATAAAGACTTCACCTTCCTTGATACGTTCTTTTTTTAGACCAGTACATCCCATCTCGCCCGACTCATCAAAGTACTTGCAATAGAACTTGCAGTAGTTTTGATCGCGCTCTGGCTCAGGTGCATCTGCGCTCTCTTTGATAGCAGATAACCAATTCAAAGCATCTTCTGCCAACTTAGGATCATAAGGTTCTGAATGAACCTTTACATCTCTTTCATCACCATCTCTGGCTATGGCTACTAGGTTAACAGTTCTGGGCTTCCCCTTACCAGACTTGTCAAGCAAGTAGCCATAAACCTGAACTTGCCAACGCTGTTGTAGCGATGGGAAGTAAGATAGATTCTTAACCTTAACGGTTTTCCAATCTATCACATCTCCTGTTTCTGGTATATATAAATCTATATGAGCTTTCATTCCATTGTATTCAACAGAAGTTTCAACCCAATACTTCTCACCCTTTGGGTCAACAATTGTTATTGCCTTCTCTATCTCAGCGTGGATAGCAGTACCCATAATAGCTGACAGTTTTAATTCGTTATCATTAGTTTCAGGTTGATCGTTAAGACGATACCAAACTTTACGGCGGCAACCACCCAACTCTGATGGACCTACCTGTGTCTGTTTAGACCTAGCCCTACCAGCATCTTTATCTCGTAAGACTTGTAGTAGTAATTCCTTTGGGTCGCTCATTACTTAACCTTCCGCTTTTGTATTGCTATTTGTATTGGTGGGCAGGTATTGATATCTAATATAGAGGATATCTCTACAGCCTTCTGTGCTATCTCAACTGCTCTATCTTGATTCATAATCGTATAGTCCAGTGAGTATAAGTATCCAGTGGCAAACTGACCACCTGAACCAATACCATAAACATTTAATTCATTCTGAATAAATGACATATCACAAGCAATATGAAACAGATTAGAATCAAAGGCTAGTAGATAGTCAAAGCCACCATCTTTCTTATCAACATTAGCCCAGTCATAAGTGTTCTTATTGAAGGCATTGATAATAGATGGAATCATTTTCTTACCCATAAACTGGACAGGATCTTCACCTCTATATGTTGGTGGCTTCCAGTTGTAAGTTAAAATATCACCAGCTCTAGTATCACCGGTAATCCCAATGGCAACATAACCAACTTGAACTATCTTTGGTGTGCCTAAACTAATTGTTCTAAGATTGTCTTCAGTAATCTGTGAGTCAGCAGCAAGTACTACATAATTTCTGCCTTGTATACCAACAACCGTAGTCAATTTAGCCCCTCCTTTATCTTAAATTAATTGTAGCACTAGTCACAGACAATGGTGGGATGTGGATAAGACACGCCGTGAGTGCGATTATGATCGGTTACTAGTCCAAGAATATGTACCATATGAGCCGTGAGGCGAATTAAGGTACGGGCGGCGCATTAAGCGCCGCGATGGTATGGTCAGTATGTTCCGTCTACCAACCCTGCGAAAAAGCAAAGAGAAGTTACCAGATAAATTTGGTACTGATCTTAGATCCTTAGGACCATTACACGCTTGTCCTTGTGGCTCTAAAGTTTTCTCTATCCTTGCTACCTTTGATAACTTTGAGATCTCTTGGTATATGTTAGATGCAACCTGTGCTAATTGTGGCAATCTAATATGTGTACCCTGTCCAATAGATGATCCAGCTAGGGAAATTTAGACAACAAAAAAGAAGGCCACCCCGTTGAAAGGGTGGCCCTGTATTGCCTCGCAGTAAAGTTAAAGTTACTTGGAACCAATACCAAATTCTGTAGCTGATGGATCTATTGCCTTTAGAAGAGGTCCTGCAACTGCGGCTACTGCTGCTGTTGCTAATGCCTTCAGGTCTGTATTACCAGCAAGGTATAAAGCAAGTGCTGCAGCAAAAGCTGCACGAGCATAGGTAGTAACAATTGCTTTTAATTTAGTCTTATTCATATACATCCTTTAAGGGCGAGCAACGCCCATTACTAGTGAGTAGGCGCGTTTCTTTAGATACACACCATCTCCATTTGATTGACTACCTTTAGCATCTCCTGAGGTATTACCCTCATAGACCATAAGGTATTTCTTTCCATCGTTACTAGCACAGATACCAACGTGGTCAGCCTCTGCATCAGCATCAAACTGAAAGAAAACTATATCTCCTGCTTGTGC